GTTATTTTTGCAGCACTCGGTAATTTTCAGATCGCTGCGCGCCGTAAGTCCTTTAAATATCGAGAGTGGTGCAAAATAACGTGCAACTCGCAGGAAGGTCGCTCAGAGACCAGGAAACGGCCGATTGTGGAAAACTCACGGTCGCCGCCATTGATGCGGCTCAGACCGCACTTCAGCACCCCACAAACGAGCCCGAAAACACCCCCAAAACCTCATCTATTGATAATCATACACAAAAACGGACATAGCATAAGAAAGAGCAAAAAAACGACAGTTTACCTAATGGATTTCAGGGCAGGTTTCGATGCCGATTGTGAGGCAGGAAAGCAGCGATTTGTCGCCCTCTGAAAGCAGCAGATCGAACACCTTCTCAGCCGGCCCATAGGTTCCAGAGATCTTACCATCGTCATCTCGAAAAACAGCCGCAAGTACCGGAAACTGACAGAAGCTTCCATCTAACTTTCTAACTCCGAAAACCGAATCTCCAAATTGATAACTCAAATCAAAACCTCTGCTCAAGACCGTTCTTTTTGTGCATTTCTTCGACATAGGCAACGACTGAGTCGTAGTTAACCCGCCACGGGCTGTTGGGTAAGTCCCTGACCTTATAAGCTTTCAGGGTTCCGTCCTCTATCATCGAGCACACTGTCTTGACGCAAACTCCAAGCATCTCGGCGACGCGCCTGGTGGAGACGGTCAGCCTGGGCGACCAGGGCAATAATAACTGATCTGGAGTGCGGAAGGCCATCACACATCACCTATAACATCAGGCACGATTCGAAGATTGTGAAGAAAGTTAGCATCAGCTTGGCTTAGGCTAGACGCGCCGACTTCCCGCGCCGGCACTTCAATCGTTTCGATGCGTAGACTGAATTGCAAACGCACGACGCGCAGACCTACTCCCTCGAAAGCGGCCAAAGCATCCAGGATGATCTGGTCGCGATCGACCGCGGTCACGAAGGCCTTCAATAAATTGTCTACGGCATCCTTCCTGGTCATGCGGCCTTCACTTTCCACGCGCCCTTGCTGCGCGCAATACGTTTGAGCGCCCACCATACCTTGTTCGCGTCGGAAGTGGTGCGGATGGATTTATCGGCGCGCCTGGCGAGCGGCGAGCGGCCGGATTCAAGGAACGCGCGGAATGTCTCCTCACTCCATTCGAGCTGCTCGCGGATAGCCTCTATGCGCGCCAAATCGGCCGCTGTGGCCATTTGCGGCGACGCGGAGTACTCCGCGCCATCGCTACGCCCGTCGAGCCCAGCGCGGCGCGCCTGGTCGCGATCGAGCCGGCGCGTGGATAGCGCTTTGACGCCCAGCTCGCGCTGCAGGCTGTCGATGAGGAAGCCTGCGTCGTCGCAAGAGATTGTCTTGAACGATTCCACAGGCCTGCCCAGGCGCTCTGTTGCCCAGCGAAGCCGCGAAGGGCGATCCGTCTCGACGCCGATCTCGCGCGCGGCGAGCTGGCTGTACAACACTTGCAGTCTCGCGATTTGTGGCTTCGTGATCTTCATTTCCGGCTGTTCTCCGCGGCGATATCCGATCTGCGGTGCGTTGCCGCGGTCGCTTGGCTTTGAATCGAGCCTGAGCCAAGCGGCCGCGGAAACCGTTCGTTAGCTCCGTTAGGAGCTTGCTGTGGTTGGTGCCGCCGCCGGCACTGGCACCGGCGCTGGCGGCGTGACAGCGGCAGTCAACGCCGCCGTGGTTGCGTTGATCGCTGCGGTATTCTGTTCAAACTGCGCGGCCAGGTTCTGCACAGCCGGGTCTTCGCTGTTGAGTGCGCTCAATTGCGCGCTCAGTGAAGCGATCGATGCGGCTTGCGCGGCGAGTTGAGTTACAGCCGCGTTTACGGCGGCTGTGTCGGCGGCAACGGCGGCAGCGGTGTCGATTTCGGCCTGCTGCAATGCGGCGAGTCCTGCTTGGGTTGTCGATGCCATAGCTTCAATTTTCCTTTCGATTCGGGTTAGTGTTTGTTTTACTTCACGATTGTTGAACAGCATGTTGCTACCTCGTGGGGTTACAACCTCGTTGGGCTTTCAGACTTCAGGCCGACCTCCGATACGCAACGGAGTGCCGGTAGCAGGCGACGATCACCGGCTTCGGCGGCTTTTTCGCGGCTTCGATCTTCGCCAGGCCCTTGAGCAATTTCGATCCGTAGCCGGCCTCGTGCAGAACGCGCCAGGCCAGGTTGCGATGCACGCCGGCATTCCTCGCCGCGACGGTGATATTGCCGCCGGCGTCTTTGGCCGCGCGGAGAAAATATTCGAGCCTGAAGTCGCGCTCGGCCTCGCGATAGGGTCTCATGCGCGCCTCGCTCTGAGCAGCATCTCTTCAATCTGCACGCCCACGGGAGGAATCCGATATGGCTTCGGGCCGCGCTTGCGGGCGCAGAGCACCTTGACGCGGTCCAGCAGCTCCTCGGCGCAGATGCCGCGCACAATCTCCACATCCGCACAGCCTTCCCAGGCGTCTAACTTGCCGCGCAGAACCATCGAGTGCATGAAGGGATTCGCCTGGCGGCCGGCGTCGAGCACGGATTGCGCGCCATCGAAAGGCAAATCGCAAATGAGCAAGTCGCGCCGGCGTTGGCGAAGGCGTTCTACGCCCTCGGCAGAAGAAAACGCGCGCGAGACCGCGAAGCCATTAACCTGCAGCATGTACGCGAGAATGCCCAGCCGATCTTCGTTCGAACCGACGAGCAGGATTTGCTTTTTGGGCCTCATGGGCGCTCCTTTACTTGCACCAGGTTGGGTTGCGTCGGGTGGTGATGGAGAAGGTCGCGAGCGACGCAATAGGCAAGCTCATAGTCGTTCTCGATATCCAGCGAGTCCAGCTCGTACCAGGTCGCGCCGTCGGCCGTGACGGGCGCGGCGTTCGAGATCAGCAACTCGGGAGCTGCAACGTCTGCGATGGCATAGGCGAGATCGTTGATCTTCTGGATTTGCGCCAGGCGAGCGGCGAGAGCCTGTTCTTGCGTGGGGTCATCCATATGCAGCGTCACTTGGTCGAGGTCGACGATCTCGAAGGTGCCCGCGTATTTTCCTACCATGGTCATGATCTTGTTTTCTCCTTTGCCGCCAGCTCCGCTTCGAGCGCGGCGACATCGATGCCGTGGAGCTTGCCAACGTGGATGATCGCTTTCAGCCGCGCGATCAGATACTGCTTAACCGGAATCTCGCCGCGCTGCCAGGAGAGAAAGTAGCTCGTCACCTGAAAGCGCAGATCCGCGGGGACCTCGTACCAATGCTTGACGCACATCAGGTGCACGGGCGCCCTCCGCGTGGCGCAGCCCGGCAGATGGCAGATACGCACGGCGGCTTCCGAAGCTGGGCGCGGATGCATCAGCTCACCGTTCCTTCGAGCGGAATCGGACGAACGGTTTCGCGCAGCACTTGGAGTTCCTTCAACGCTTCGGCTGCCTGCGCGGACATCAAGGCCGTGTAGCCGTCGTCGCGTTTTCCGCGGTTCTCGTGGAACTTGATCAAGGCTTCCAATCTGAGTTCGCTTGTGGGCATCTTTGCCTCCTATTTCCAGCAGTGCGCGGCAACGAGGCCGCAGATGATGGCGACAACCATGCAGACGGCGAACAGGCTGCCGGCGAGCATGACCAATGGATCGGATTCTCTGGCTTGCATGGATATCTCCTAGTTGAAGCTGGCTCCGATGATGAAGCCGACGATGTAAAGCGCGATGAGGAGGAAGATGAAAGACAGCGCGCCGGGCGCATTGGACTCTTCGGATTGCATGGTCATTCCTCTCTGGGTTGGGGCGCGAGGCCGATGGAGAGCTGACCCCACAACGCGTTCAGGTCGGGCAGGTTGCGAATGATGCGCACGCGCTCGAGCATGGCGACGGCCTGCTTCAGATCGTCGGCCGAGCCGGAGATGCGCTCTTCGGCAGTGGTGGCGAAGAAGTAGCCGCCCAGGTCCGAGTCGCGCGAAGCCACGATGGGCAGGCGGAAGTTCATCACCAGCTCGCGCACGTCGCCTTTGATGGAGCGCGGATCGGAATCGAGCTTGATGACCAGGTCGCTGATAGGCATCGCCTGCAGGCGGCCCTGACGCCCGCGCAGCGCTTCGAGAATCTGCCGCTGGCGCTGCGAAAGCTGCCAAGGCCCACGGCCGACAAGCGCATCGTGGACGCGCGCGCCGTTGTCGGCGACCGCCTCGCGGCGGATGTCCTCGTCGGTCCGGGTTTCGAAGAGCGTGTTCATGATTGCGCGTCAAGCTCCTTCAGCGTGCCAATAACTTCGTCTCCCTCGATCGACCAATCGTCGATCGCTCCGCTATAGCGCTTATCTCGGTTCACGAGCACAACCTTCTGTAGCGGCACAAGACGTTCGAGCAGCCAGACGTTCAGGTAATAGACAAGAATCCACAGCCGTTTCATGCCGCTCCTTTCAGCCGTTCGATCTCGCGCTGCGCTTCGTGGCGCAAGAGCGAGACGGCTTGAAGAACGATGCCGGCGCGCATCTCGATGAACTCGGCGAGCCGCAAAGTTTCCTGCGGCTCGGGAAACTCGCGCAGCCTGCCGATGCGCGGAAAGGCGATCGACAGGTCATCGAGCTTGCGGCGCAGGCTGACCAGCGCGTCGTCGAGCGTCGGCTCTAGAGGTCGAATCATCGGGCCGTCCCCGCCGGATCGAAGAAGAAGTTCGCGGCGAAGATGCCGGCCTGAAAATCGAGCGACAAAGAGTTCCACCAGGCATCGAGCTGTTTCCGACTCACGTCGAACTGCACGGACCGCAACTCCGGCTCGTCCGAGTCCGGTTTCGTTGCGACCGTCCGTTTCGTTTTGGCGGCTTTCTTTGTTGCGGAGCCTTTCGGGCGCCCCGCATTCTTCTTCAACGTGATGCCGTTCTTGCGGCGAAAGACCGAGATCCGGGCGTCGCTGACCCCGAACTGGGTCGCCAACTCCACATTCGAAACGGTGGGCGGGGAGGCGAGAATCTTGGCGCGGATCTCGTCGGAAATGGGCTTATGCATCGTTTGCTCCTTTCTTACTTTTGCCGGCGCGGCGGCGTCTTGAATGGCGTGCACGACTGCAGGCGCGGCCAGGAGCCGCGCCATCCGCTCAACCTCCGGCGTCACGGGCTGACAGGAAATGACGTACGGAGGATGCTCCGCGACGGTCACGGCCGGATGCGTGCCGTCGTCGCGGCGATTGCAAAGGAACTCGCCGTCGAAGCAGATGACAGCCTCGCAGCAGGGGCAGCGCGAGCACATCTTTCCCGGCGGCGCGATCAAAGTCGAGCCGGGCACGGGATGCGTCCAGCCGGTCAAGGCGCGTTCGGCGAATTCTGTCATCTTCAATACCTCCCGAGACCGGCTCGATAGATGCGCGGTGGCGCCGCGAACGACATGGCCTGAGTCGCAGATGAAGTGCAGGCTCTCGTTCTAGCCACCGCACAGCTCGGGCACAGATCGATCCTTGGTGCGGAAACGCGCTTCCATCCGTGCTTCCGCGCCGCGAGCCGCAGATCGTTGGGCGAATAGATCGCGCCGTCGACTGGCCCCTCGGACGGGAAGAAAGCAGAGCACCGATCCCCTGCGCAATGGAGTTGGAGTCGCGTCACAATCATTTGCGGCCTTTTCCGGCCGCCTTCTTGGCGGCCTTCTCTTCCTTGGCCTTGACCGCGGAGATGCTGTCGACGCTGAGCGACGGCGTCTTCGAGTTCACGTCGAAGCAGGAACTGAACAAGGCCAGCACCGGCGCTTTCTTCGCGGCGGCCAGCGACGCCAGCGCCAGCTTGAGCGCGTCGGCGGCGTCTTTTACCAGCGAGTACTTCACCTGGCGCGCAAACAGTTTGGCGAAGAGGCGCGGTTTCTTGAGCCGCGAAAGTTCGAGCTGCAGCTTGACTACGCTTTCGGTCTTCACTTCCACGGTCGACCCGGTGGTGGTGGTGGCCACCCAGATCACGCCGTCGAGCCGTTTCGACTTCTCGGCATTCGAAGGCACATAGCCCTGCTTCTCGACCCGGTCGATGAGCTGGGCCTTGATCTCGCTGAGCGCGGCAACGGCCAGTTCCGCGGCTTGCTTCTTCTCTTCAAACTCGAAGCAGAGCGCGTCGATCTGAACCGCGTTGAGCGGAAGTTCCTGATTTATGGCATTCATATGGCATTCCTCATGCTTTCCGCTTCGGCCGAGGGCTGCCGGCCGTCGCGCGTTAAAGGCGGTTTGAGTTCGAGCGTCGAGGCGCGATCGCCCAACTCGCGTTGCGGGTTCATCCACGAGGTCAGCCACAGCGAGAAACGCTTGGTGGCGCAGGCCTGCCCGCAGATGTCTTCGTACTCGAAGTCCTTATCGCGCTCGCCAGCGCTTTCGGCGGGAACAAAACAGATTCCCTTGAAGAGCGGGCTGGTGACGGCCTTGAGCCAATTGTTGGTTGCGCCCTTGAGCTGGCCGCAGACGTTGCATTGTGGTGCCGTGAACTCGCTCATGCGCTCACCACTTTCCGCCGCGCTGGATGACTCCTGTCAGCCAAATGCCCGCGGCCGCGATGCCCAGGGCCGCGTAGGCCGCGAAGATAAGATTCACTGTGCTCATGCCGCCTTCTTTCTCCGCAGATATTTGCGGATCTTCAAATTCGCGCGCCCTACGACCACGTCCACTCCAGCGGGCGCGCTCACACCCACTCCGCCGGGCACGTACACCGGCGCTTTGCGGATCTCTTCGAACACGCGCTTCCATTCAGCCGGAGACCAGGTGGAGATCTCGGCCAGGTCTTCGGCGGCGAGCTCGATCTTCACGCGCTCGTTAGCCAGCAATGTGTATTTCGTTTTGTCCATCGCGGACCTCCTTTCGCGGGCTTCTGATGGCCAGATCGAGGGCCGCCGTTACCGGCTCCATGTTGCGCAGAATGGCGGTGGCCACCGGCACGGGCACGCCGCCGAAAATGGCGACGCAATCGAGCGCCAGATCCAGATCGTCGGCCAGCGTCTGCAGACAGCGCGCGAACTCCAGAGGCAGCTCAACCGTGTCCTCGGCCGTCATGCAGCCAGGCGCGCCGCCCATGCGTACATAGACCAAGCGCGCGGCGCTCACTGTGTGCCTCCAAGCAGCCGGGCGAGAACGCCGTGCGAGATCAGTGCGCCGGCGACGGAATAAAGCGTGTAGATGGCGCCGAGCAGGACGGCCGATCTCAGGGCATAGCTGGCTGGTTCGCTCGCCGCCTCAAGCCAGTCGCAGACGCGGTCGAGTCGATCTGCCTCAGGCACCAAGCGCGCCGCCAGCGCCCACCAGGTGCAAAGCCGAACGCCGATGCGAACGTGGCTGCCGCGCGCGCTTGTGGTGAGCGAGCCCTCACGCTGCGAGATGAGTTGAAGATCGTCTGCCTCGGGTATCGCGTCGAGCAGGCGGCGAAGCGATTGCGGCGTGGATTCTCTGGAAAAGTTCACTGCATTGCTCCTTCGGTTTGCGAATCCTCGCGCGCGGCAAGCCCCTCGCGGATCTCGCGGATTGCGGCCATCAGGCGGCCAATGCTGATGTAGCGCCGCGTCTGCTTATCCACGCGAACGCTGATGGTGGCCAGCTCGATCTGCTGGCGAATAAGGTTGGAATCGAGCGCGGCGCCGGGCAGCTCGCTGCGCAGTATGCCGGCAGCCTCTTCGGCCGTTACCGCGGGCAGCGTGACTTTGTCGCTGATGCGGCGCTCCAATTGTTCGAGAGTCCCGGCAAAGCGCGCGAACGTCCGGTCCAGTTGGTGCGAGCCGGCGAAGCACAGGCTGAAGCGCGGGTCTTCGTCCAAAAGTTCGCGCACGGTTTCCAGGCAGGGAATGTCCAGATGCTGCGCTTCGTCGAAATAAAGCACGGTCCGGCTGCCTTTAAAGTCCCAACGCAGATTGCGGATGACGCGGTCGACGCTTACGTTGGCCTCGGACCCGCAGACCCCGGCGATGCGGCGCAGCAGATCGCGAGGCGTGATCTGCGCGCGGCAGTAGACGCGGAAGATGAAGTTTTTCCGCTCGGCAGTGCGCTGGGCGTTGTGCTCCGCGATCAAGTGGCGGGCGATGTCCGTCTTGCCCGAGCCTGGCGGCGCGTAGACCAGATAAATCTGCGGCCGTTCCAACAGCCGCGCAAACACGCCGCGCATCACCTTGACGGTGCTTGTCTCGTAGATGTTGTGGCTTACCAGCGTGTCGGTGTCCAGCGGGTTCTGCTCTATGAACAGCAGCAGCGCGCCGCAGATGGCCCCAGTGTCTTTGCGGATGTCGTTGTACCGTCCGCTAAGAAAGCTCTGCACCGTGCTGTAGGCGTAGCCGAGCCGCCGCGCGAAATCGACCGGGCTCATGCCGGAGCGATTGAGATATTCGGTGGCGAGCCGTTGCACCCTGGCCGGAGTGATTTGGTTATTGTTCATGCGTCCTTTTTCGTCTGTAAGAACATGCGTGCTGCCTGGGCCGGTGTTGGCGGCGCTGTGAGGGTGATGTGGCCTTGGCCCGGCTTGCGGTTGCGTTGCGTAACAACGTCTTTGCCGGTTTCGCCGGCGGAGAGCTGCAGGCGGTTGGCCATGGCCTCAAGCGGAGAAACCGCTCCGTTGGCGCGGGCCGCGCGGGCCACCAGCTCGATGCATTCGCGATTGCCCTTTTCGAGCCGGCGCCGCGTGGCCATGCTGTCAGCGATCCGCGCCTGGGTCTTGGGATCGTAAGGGGCGAAGCGAACAAGCTCTTCGCGCTCCAGCCAGGCCACAAAGTTCCCGTCCATGTCCAGAGCGGCCACGTTATCGAGGTCGGCCGCATCGTGAGCGACGATCACCTGGCGCTCATTCAAAAAGTGCATGTCCGCCCATCCCTGTTGATCGGTGGGCGTGTAGCGATGCTTGTTCAGGGTCACTGCGCACTCGCTCACCTGGCGCACAGAGTGCTCGGCCATCAAGAGTGCGAGAGTCGCGTAATCGGGAGCGGGCTTTTGCGCGGGGTTGAGGTTGGCTTCGAACGCCTGGCGCGGGGTCGCGCCTTCGAAGCCCTCACCGGTGTGAACGGTATCCGCGTATTCTTCGAGCCAGCCGAGGCAGGCAAGGATGAACTGGCTGGCCTTGGGATGTTTCGATTCGCCCACGCGGCCGGCTTTTAGAAGTCGGCGGTGCTTCATCATGGCCGCTTCGGTCGATTCTGGCCGCGTGAACGGGCTGCCCGATGTGTAGGTGGGCCAAACTTTGTCGAAGCGCTCGTGGAGGGTTCCGAAGAATCTTTCGATGGCCTTGCTCTGCGGGTGGTGCGGGATGCAATGGGTGACCGCGATATTGAGCCGCGCCAGAAATCCCGTCGCGGCGATCTGGTCAAGTTCGGCTTGCTTCCAGCTCTCAGGCGCAAGCGCCGCGTCTGTTTCGCACCCTCGCACCGCGCCACGGGCCACCTTGCGGTAATCTTTGCCATTGTCGACGTAGAGGTGCTCGGGAGGGCCGTACTTCGATATGCTACGCCTCAAACAGGCAGCGATTGCACGGGAACTTCCCTCCCAACAAAACGTGACCCCCGTGATCAATCGCGACCGGTAATCCATCATGGCGGAGAGGCGAATTCTGATCGGCGCGCCCCACTCCACGTTGTCGAAGGAATCGTTCTGGACCTCAACATCGAGGATGGCGTGGTCCGCGATCAGAACGGAGTTTGCAAAAACGTCAGTGAAGCCGCGCGTCAGATAGGGGCTCATCCGCTCTCTGTATATCTTTTTGCCTTCGCGGGCGTAGACGGTCAGCGACGCGGGCATCGCGTTCAGCCAGCGGCGGACGGTGGCCACGCTGGGCAGGTCCTCGGCGGGAATCTCAAGCACGGCGGCTTCGCGGACGATGCTCTCGTGACATACGGCGGCGCTGGCGCGGCAGTCCAGGAATAAATACGCAACGAGCAGCGCGGCTTTCGAGTGCTCCTTGAAGAATCGGCTCTGGCCTTTGTCGCTGCGTACGCGGTCAGCGAGGGCGGGCACGCCGCCGCGCTTATAAAGCTCCAGCCAACGCCAGATCGTTTTCTCACAGTTGCCGCTAGTTTCAGCGACGTAGGCAACCATCCTCGACACGCTTGTGACGCGGGTTCCGTCTTTCATCTGAAGTCGCCCGAAGCGCTGCGGGTCTTTTTGATAGTCGAGAACCTGATTCACCACAGCAAGGCGTTGCTCGGCTTGTTGCTGAGCCTCCGGGTCGGGCAGAAGCACGCGCTGCGGCGCGGCGACGGGCATCGGAATTGGCAAAGAGAGCGCGAGCTGGGCCATTTCTTACGCGACCCCTGTATTCTTGGCTTCGATTTCGGCATCCACGCGTGACATCTCGGCGTCGCGGGTGGCCATAGCATCGCGAATGGCTCTCAAAGTTCTTCGAGGAGACGAGTTTGAGGCCGCATGGTGTACCGCCGAGGGGTTCTGCTTTAGATATCTGGAGACCTCTGCATACACCCCGTAATACTTGCCGCCCGTTCCGAATTGCGCCTTTTCCGCCTGCGTGAGCGGGGCGTCGGGACCGGCATTTGGGGCGTCGGGACCGGCATTTAAGGCGGCGTCCACGATGGCCATCTCGGCTCTTAGCGCGGGCAACACATCGTGGCCGGGCCATACCCCGCGAGTCACATTTAGGACGCTTGATCGACTGATGCCAAGCCTCTTCGCGACGCGCGTAGGGATGCCGAAATAGCGACCGCCAATATGAAATTCAGCTAACTCATCGAATGCCAGCGGAACGGGGGCGAAAGATATCTCAGCATCGATCTGACGGATGGTCTCTCGGATAGCCGCGACTGTGTGGGGAACGGAACTTCTTCCGTAGGCGGCCTTCGCCACAGTCGATGGATGAAGTTGTAGCGTCAGGGCTGTGCGGAAGAACGCCCCATGATATTTGCCGCCGGTCAGGAAATCTTTAGGATCGTACTCGGAAAGGACGCCCGCCAGCGGGTGCGCGCCGCGGCGGCTTAGATTTTTTTTGGCCGCCGCGCGTAAGGTCTTGTCGGCGATGTGCCCGGAAACAAGGACCGTCATGCAGGCGCAGGCGAGATCTATCGTCAACGAAAGGCGACTGGGCTTGCTCATGCCGCGCGCCTTTCCTTGCGCCGGCTCTCGTCCCACACTTCGATGGCCGAAAGGACGCCGCGGGCAATCCGGTCTGAAACGGTCTGGCCGAAAAAGACGCGGCGAACATGACTGGGCCAGGTGCCGAAGTCACGGGCGACCTCAGAATAGAAGCCATAATATGGAGCTTTCCCGCGAAATCTGCGCCGGGTTGCGATAAGCTTGGAGGCCAAAGTATTCATCACGTAGAGGAGCATATCGATGGTCGATAAATTTGTCAAGATAAAAATCGGCAGTCGAAGTTCGGCCAACCTCGTCCCTGCGAAAATTAGAGCGTTGCGGGAGAGTCGCCACATGAAGCAAGTGGCTTTCGCTGAGTTCCTTGGGATCAGTCAAGGGACCCTTTCAGAGTGGGAAAGCGGCACCCAGGAACCTTCCCCACTGGCCTTGGCGGCTCTCGGTCGAATGGACTACGAAAACGCAACCTGGTGGTATGAACAGGCCGGCCCAAGGTTCGCCGAGCGGCTCAAGCTGCAAGGCGTGATCCGGGAAGTGAGAGCGGAAATCAAAGAAGCGCGGGAGGAGCGCGTGGATCCCGATTTGCTCGCCTGGATCCTTCAGGCGCTTGACTCGGCGTCGAATCTCATTGGCGTCGTGCTCCCGTTGAAGAAATACGCGCGGATCGTGGCTGCGGTCTATGATGAGTGCCAGGAATCGGGCGAGCGTGACGCCGCGATGGTAGAAAAAGCGGTGAGAGCCGCATGCGCACCGTCCAACGAGAAAGTGAGATAGACCATGGCAAATTGCAGGTATTGCGGGAAACCGGCCGGTTTCTGCTGCCCCGAACATGAGATCTGCCGCAAGGCAAACGAGGCTGGCGTCTCACTGGAAGAGTTGGCGGCAAAGCCGCCAGTGCGCGTTCCGGGTCCCCCGGTTACCGCCCAAGGCGTGTTCTTCGCGGTCTTCTTCGCGCTCTGCGCATGGTCCCTGGTGATGAGCGTCGTTCTCGCTTTCATACGCGACTTCATCCTGATCCCAGCCGCGATCAACTCAGGGCAATAGCCGCCGCCCCGCTTTTCTTTTACATAATCTATTTCTTCTCTGCAGAGTCTTCCCGCTCTGAGCCAGCGCCCCTGCGCATCGCCCTACACTCGGCACATTCCTGAACGGAATGGCGACACGATACTCCGCCTTAGATTGGCACGGAAGGAGGTCGCGAGAGCCAGAGCTGTGAGGATCCGTGGGAAGGCGGTTGCCTTCCCCGGCCTCGATTTGTGGCGAGGGGCTATGAACCAGGCGCAATCGGAGTTTCTGAAAAAAGTTGTACCCGCCGCGATGGCTTCGCAGGCTGATTCTGGCGTTCCCGCGTCGGTCACCATCGCTCAATCCATGCTCGAATCGAGCACCGGCGACGAGAAGAAAATCAAAGCCGCGGGTACGGCGTGGGGGCAGAGCGACCTGGCCCTGAAAGCCAACAACTACTTCGGCATCAAGGCCACCCACCTCAGCGATCCGAACAGCTACATTTGGGAGCCCACGGCTGAGTACGAGAACGGCGTCAAAGTCATGATCCACGCTCAGTTCGAGCGCTACGCCAGTCTCTCCGGCTGCTTTGTGGCGCACGCGTTGCTGCTGAGCCGCGCCGGGCGCTACCGGCCGGCCATGCGCGAAAAGAACGATCCCGCCGCATTCGCCTCGCAGTTGCAGGCCTGCGGCTATAGCACTTCTCCCGATTACGCCGCCGCGCTCGTCAGGCTTATAAATCAATTCGACCTGCGCCAATACGATGCACAACCGATTCAGCCGCCGGCAGCCCCGGCGAAGGCAAAACCATGAGATGCAAATCATCCGTTCCAATTCTGGGCGTTCTGGCGCTGAGCCTCGCGCTTTTCGCCGGCACGCTGCCCGTGGTGGGGTGCACGCAACAGCAAAGAATCAGCGCTGCACAGGAGATCGTCAACTGGGCTCCCGTCTTCATCAGCACGGCCGACACGGTGAACGCCGCCATTGAAGCCCTCGACCCCGCGACCGTCGTCATCCTCGGCCCGCTCACAGCCGGGATCAACGCCTTCGGCCCTCAATTTGAGCTTGCCGCTCAGAACTACCTGAAGAATCCCAACCAAACCACGCTTCAAGTGCTGCAGTCGCTGGTTACACAGATCCAGCAGAATGCGAGTGCCGCGCTGCTGGCCGCCGCCAAGATCGTCAACCCGGCGAGCCAGGCCACGGCTACAAAGAACATCAATCTGCTGGCGACCATCGCGAATACGCTGCTGGCTCTTGTGCAAAGCATCAGCACCAAGGCGCAGGTTGCCGCCATGGCCACGCATGTGCATGTGACGCTGGCCCAGGTGCGGCCGTATCTCGATCAGGGTCAGATGCAAGAGGCTTCGATTCAGGTTTCGCACGATCTGGCGTTGAATTCGGCTCCCACACCGGCGCAGTTCTTCGCTTACGAGCAACACGCGGGCTTTTAGAGAATAACCCCGACGACGCGGCAGTAGATGGAGGGGGCCGCGCCCGAGCAGTAAGCGCGGCCCCAACCGGGAATTACCGGGCGAGAGAGCGAGGATTCAACATGTCGGTCAAGCAACTTTCATTCAGCGGGGTCTCCCGAGCGCGGTACGAGGCTCTGCAAATCGAGATCTACCACGAAACCAAGGTCATGCTCGAAGGCGACTCGGGCAACTACACCATTCCCGAGGGCATGGCCAAGGGCCTCAAGGTCTCGTACGCGTTCAACGAAGCAGCGCAAACGCTTTCAGTCACCTGCGACGGTTTCTTCGCCGGCGCTGCCGCGGGCAAGATCGGCACTTTGGTGAACTCGGTTCACGGATGACGAAGAGGCTCCAACTCGCGGCGCTGCTGTTTGCCATCTACGGCTGCATGTGGAGCTGTGGGGGCGGAGGTGGCACCTACGCCTTTGCGCAGAAAGACACGGCGACCAGGGCCGAGCTTGAAAAGCGGCTGGCGAATATTGAGAGCCAGATCCAGTCGACCGACGATCTCGCCCGGTTAAAGAAGCTCAACGCGGAAGAGAAGATTGTGGGCGATCGGCTCATCGCCATGGACACAGATCGGCTGCACGCCAACACGGTGGAGTGGGAGCGGCTGAATAGCGAGATGCATCCTCAGCTCGACCAGGCGCAGATCTCTTTGAACAAGCTTCAGGCGCAGCGACGGATCTGGAACGCGCTGTGTTTTTGGAAGTGGAGGGCAAGATGACAGGCTTCGGGATTTTCGCCGCGTTCGCCGCGCTGGCGTTGCTGTTGCTCACCTTCTGGCTGGGAGCCAGGTTCGGCGGCCGCCACACCGAGCGCGAGCTGCGCGCCGAGCGCTCGCATTCGATCGTGCTGCAGAAGCAGCGCGATGAGGCAAGGACGAACCTCGAACGCGCTCAAAAAAACGTGCGCAAGCTGGGCCTCGAGCCGCGCAAGGTGTTTCCCTGGCTGGCGTGTCTCTTGTTCCTGGCGGCGTGGCCGATGCAAGCCGCCGCGCAGACGCCAGCGGCCGCACCGCCGATCGGGACCAGCTACTCTCCCGAGGAGAATCTTGAAGGGCTCGACGTTGCCGCAATCGCTTCGGCGAGTTCTTCGATCGACCTGGCCGCCCACTCGCTCACCGACCCGTTTGTCATCGGTGAGCTAGCCGCCCAGGCGAAGGCCGGAATCAAGGTTAGGATCTATCTCGACCGCGGCGAGCTGCAGGCCGAGTGCCGGGAAGATGTTACCTGTGCCCGCGTCCAACTTAGCCGACTTATCGGCCTCCCCGGCGTTGAGATACGGGTCAAGCTTTCAAAGGTTCTGATGCATTTGAAGAGTTATCAGGTCGACGGCGGTTTGGTGAGGGACGGATCGGCCAATTTCAGCGAGCAGGGGGAGCGCAGCCAGGACAATTCGGCGACCTGGTCCACGAACCCGAGCATCGCGGCGGCCTTCCGGGCGAAGTTCGACGGGATGTGGAACCGGCCTGGGAACCTGACGGTGGCCCAGGCGGTGGGGTCGAAGTAGAGGTGACTTTCGCCTTTTCGGTTGGCAAAAAGGCGAAAGTCGCGTCGGCGGGGCACAGCGCCCGGAACGGCGATTTCCGGGTAGGGTAACCCCAGAAAAGTCTGGAAGCGCCTGGAGGACGGTCTGGCGGGGCGGCATCGGGGCAATTTCGAGCCGGTTCGACTCTCCGGGCGGCGTCGGCGGGGTTCTTAGGGTTTTGGAGGGAGATCATGGGGAAAGCGGCTGGACGGTCCGCGATTTGCCGGGAGCAAGGGAGGGTCAAGGGCGGCGCGGGTCGCGTTTCCGCCGACCGCGGTTACGTCGGCAGCTACGTCTGCGACACATGCCACCGGCCTGCAAGGCTGGTTTTCGAGCTGGCGGACGGCTTGGAGTGCGAAAGCTGCCGGACGCTCCCGGCCCCGAAGCCGGAAGGCGAGTTAGCCGCCGCGTAAGTGGTGCTCTAAGTCGGAGACTGGCGGCGGTAAGTGCTGGTAAGTCGATGGTTCTGAAAGGGTAACATGGGCGATAAGTGGGTGGCATTGATGGTGTGGTGGCAGGGTAAAAAGACCATGGTGGGTGGCGCGCTGATCGTCGCGGCCGCGGTGACGGCAATCTGGTTTGGAAAGATCGATGTCACCACCGGCGCGATGATCGCCGGCGCGGGGCTTTCGGTGGCCGGTTTTGCGGCCAAGGCGAACCGTCACCAGGCGGAGCTGCTCGTCGGCTTGCGGGCAATCGCCGAAGCGGGCGTCGACGCGCGAGCGGGGAAGCAGGCAAACGCGGTGGTGGACATTGAGAATGCGGCGCGCCAGCTCGCGGCCCGCAGATGGAACCCGCAGAATTCCGGCGGCACAACCGATGCGGGAGGCGACGCCAAGTGACGGCCCTCGACTTGAACGGAACCGCGCCTCCGAAGACGGCGATCGACGTGAACATGCGGTCGGGGCTCTTGCGCCACGCCGGAATAGCCATTAGCGGCGCCAGCGGCGCGGCTATTGTGATGGGCGGCTACGAGGTGTTGCGCGCGCAGCCGGACCGGGCTTTCGGGCTGCTTGAGGCGTGGGGACCGTTCTTTCTGATCGCGCTGGTGGCCATCCTGGTGCTGGGGAAGTTTCTCGAAGGGACGAACCAGACGGTGCGCGAAAGTTTCGGTGTGGTGGCTGAAGCGGTGAAGAGTTCGGCCGACGCGGCGGCGAGGACGGCCGACGCGCTGACCAGGCTGGCCGATCAGGGCGGACGCCAGGCCGAGCAGGTTGAGAGGTTGGCCATCTACTCGGCGCAGGAGTTTCCGCGCGTCTACGAACGGTTCGACGCGCAGGACGCGCTATTGAAGGGGCTGGCGAGTTCGATCGATTCGTTCCGGTCGCATCTTGAACGAAACATGAACGACGACAACGGGGGCGCGCATGGAAGCGGCAGAGCTTAGATTGATTCAGACGCGGCGGCGCAGGGGCATCATCCTGAAGCTGGTTCGCGAAGGCCACGAGAATCAGCTCTCGCGCATGGACGACTTCGAGTTGTGGGCCATGCTGCTCAAGATGGGTCAGACGGTGGGCCGCGACCAGACGGTGACGCTGCTGCAGGATCTGCGCGTGCTCGAATATCTCGACTTCAAGCAATCGACCAACGAATACAGCGGGCGCACCGAGCTGAGTCAGATCGTGCTCACGGCGGCGGGGCTGCGCTTCGTCTCCACCGGCAGAAGCAATGACGATGTTCTCCTCACGTAAACGCAAAGGCGACCGATGACCACCAGGCCCAAGACCGGAGAGCCGCGGAAGACGCATCTACCGTTGAAAATCGACCGTCTGCCCCAACCGGCGCGCGACGCCATCAAAACTCTTTACGACCGCGGGCGCACCTGGGTCGAGATCGCCGCGCAATCCGCGAAACCCTACAGCGAGGATTGGGAGAAAGACGGCGGCGGCTTTATCGACTGGGACGAGGTCGATACCGATGCGCTCGAACTCTTCCCTGAATTGTGTCTGGCCAAGTCGAGTCTGCAGCGCTGGTTCGATCTGCGCGTGAAGCAGGTGCGCAGCCAGGTGCTGGCTGAGAGCGCCAAGGCTCGCGCTTTCGCCGAGAGCTTTGCCGGAAAGAATCTTGAGGAGTCGAACGCGGCGGTGATGAACGCCATGCGCGACGTGGTTTTCAACCTGATGCAAAACGTGGGGCCGGGCGACCAGGCCAAGTTTCTTGAAGGCCTCAATCAGCTCTCGCTCACCATGAGCCGGCTGCAGCGTGTCGATCTGCAGGCCAGGCGCGTCGAAGTAGACCAGCGCAAGCTCAGGCTGCTTGAGGAGCGCGAGCAGAAGGCCCGCGAACAACTCGACCAGGCCACGCAACAGGCGGCCAGGAAGGGCGCGGGGCAGTTCTCTCTCGACGACATCAACCTGCTGCGCGAGCGCACCTTCGGTTTGCCGCCGCTGGTGAGCGCTCGCGAATAGATTGTGTTGTGCAAGGAGCGGCATGGGCAAAAGAGGCGCAAAGGCCGGGGTCTTAACGGGAGAAGTTAGCGCGGCCAATCTCCGTGCCTTCGATGCCTCCGAAGCGGACCGCCTGCTCAAGCGGATAAACGGCCTCAGAGCCTATTTCGCCGCCAAGTACCGGTTCTTCGGAAATCCGGAGACGCGAGCGATTCTCATCTGCGACGCCGAACGCGAGCTCAAGGTCGTCGATCCCGCGCTTATCCGTTTCCTGCTGTTTGTGTACGGATTTGGATACGGAGTTGGAGAGACGACCAGAGCGATAGGATGGGGAACGCGCAAGGGATCGATCCTTCGCCGCCGCGCGCATCTTGCGCTGCTGCAGATCGAGGGGGGGGAGGGGAAATGAGAAAACGTTTGGCGTTCTGCGCGATTTTGGCGCTATGCGGTTGCGCTCACAACTCGGCGCCGGCGCCCGCGCCTCCCGCTATCACCGCGCCTTCGCTGCCTACCGCCCCCGACGCGGCGGCCGCCGCATCCTGCACGCCCATTCCGCCGGCGACAGCGTGCGTAATTGTCATTCAGGGCTGCACCGGCGTGCGACCGGATGGAGTGACCTGTTATTAGGAAGGGCGCGCTTTGATTGAAGTCCCCGATCGCGAAATCAAAATGCCGGCCGTGCTGCAGATGCGCCCCTATCAGCAGCGCTGGATCGACGACGACACGCGCTTCAAATGCGCCGTAAAGTCGGCGCGCATCGGCTACAGCTTCGCCACCGCCTACCGGCGCGTGGAGAAGTCCATGCGGAGTCCTGGCCGTACTACGACCGTGCTCTCCGCCTCGAAGGCGCAGTCGGTTGAATTCGTCGAGACCTGCGCGAAGCTCTGCGAGCTGATGGGCGGAACGGCCCGCATGGTGGCCAACGAAGACTTTATCGACGCGCTGGGCCGCATCGAAGCCATTCAGAGCCGCATCAGCTTTCCCAACGGCAGCCGCATCATCGCGCTGCCCGCCAATCCGCGCACCGCGCGCGGCTACCCCGGCGACGCGGTGCTCGACGAGTTTGCGCACCACGAAGACAGCTACTCGATCTTCGCCGCCGTCTTTCGCCAGGTGGCGCTGGGCAACTCGCTTGAAGTGCTGTCGACGCCCAACGGCGAGCAGGGCAAGTTCTACGACATTGCCCGCAACCTGGGCCTTGAGATGGGCGTCGCGCCGGCCGAGCTGCCGGTAAAGAAAGACGGATGGTCGGGCCACTGGGTCGATGTTTACAAGGCCGTGGCCGAGGGCTGCCCCATCGACATCGAGGGAATGCGGCGCGGCCTGAACGACGACGATACGTGGAATCAGGAATTTTGCTGCGTATTCCTGAAGTCCACCGGCGCATGGCTTACGCTTCCGCTCATCTCCGGCTGCGAGGATGCGGAGACCGGCGCCACGCTGTTGCACATGTATCCCGAGTCCGGACTCTTGGTCGACTTCGTCGCGAACTTCACGAAGCGCGGATCGCTGTCGTTGGGAATCGACGTGGGCCGCGATCACGACGCCACTTGCGCGTGGCTCGACGAAAAGATCGGCGACGTCGCCTGGACGCGCCTGGTGCTCTGGCTGCACGGCATCACCTTTCCCAACCAGTTCAGGATCCTCAACCCGATTCTGAAGATGTGCTCGCGCGGCGCGATCGATAAGACCGGCATGGGCTCGGGCCTCTACGACATGTTGAACGAGACCAACGCCGGGCGTCTCTTGGGCGTCAGCTTCTCCGGATCGAACGACGACGGCGTCCGCATGAAGACCGATCTCGCCATTCGCATCAAGAAGCGGTTCGAGGAAGCGCGGGTGAGGATTCCTTACGATCCTCAGATCCGGACCGAGCTGCAGGCGATCAAGCGCCAGGCCACGTCGACCGGCGTGACGTTCGACGCGCCACGCATTGAGGTGGACACGGCCGTCGCCGGCGGACAAAAGAAAAAGGTTTTTGCGCACGCCGACGCGTTCTGGGCCAAGGCGCTGGCCGACCTGGCCGCCGACGACGGCGAATACGTGCTGAGCGTGGGCACGCCGCCCAAACCAACCGCCTACAGCCAATTGAAGGGATACCTCTGATGGCCGATACCGAGACCCGCGAAGTTCTGCCGCTGCCGCCGAAGGGAGAGCTGATCTCTTCGACGAGCCTGTACATGAGCCAGATCTCTCTTTACCGCAATACGCTGGCCTTCGGAGGCACGCGCAACCCCACGTCGATCTGGGCGTCGATGGTTTACAACCAGCCCGAGACGATGGCCTATTATCGCGAGCTTGAAGACAAAGACGAGGACGTCGCCAACTGCATCGACACGCTGAAGCTCTCGGTGCTTGAGCGCGACCGCAGCGTGCTGCCGTGCCCCGGCGACGAAACTTCGCAGGCGGTCGAAGTGAAGGAATTTATCGAACAGCAATTGGGCAAGCTCGACTTTCACGCCATTCTAGATTGCGTGCTCGACGCGCCGGCCTACGGCTTCAGCGTGCAGGAGCTGATCTTCGACGTCTCCGCCGGGCAGGCCGAGCTGACCGACATCTCCGATTGCCCGCAAGAGCTGTTCCTTTTCGGCAACCGCTTCTATCCGCAGGTTGGCGCGTTGCAATTGCTTCCGAATCCCTGGGCGTCGGAAGGCGCGGAGGTTCCGGAGAGCAAGTTTCTCGTCTTCAGCTACCGCAAGCGTTCGCGCAACCGCATGGGCAGACCGCTGTTGAAAAGCGTCTTCTGGCCATCGTGGTTCAAGCGCAACATCCAGCGGCTGTGGATGCAGTACGCGGAGAAAGGCCCCGGCACGGCCGTGGTGCATTACAACGACGCGGACAATGCGTCGGAGCGGCAGAAGGCGGTAGACATCGCGCAGGCCATTGTCGACAACGTCGCTGTAGCCGTGCCCAAGGGCTTCGAGTACGACCAGGAGCTGCTCAAGATCGCGCGCTCGCAGAATCCCCAGGTCTACGAGAACTTCTTTCAGGCGATGCAGTATTCCATCGCCCGGCGGGTGCTGGGCGAAACGCTGACCAGCTTCGGCAACGAGGGAGGCGGGGGATCGCGCGCGCAGGGCCAGACCCACGCCGACACGCTCGACAAGAGATCGGTGGAGCTTTGCCGCAGTCTTCAGTCCATCGTCAACGATCAGCTCATCAAGCCGCTGGTGCTCTGGAACTTCGGCCCCAAGGCGCCGATGCCCGTCTGGCAGTTCGACCTGGAAGAGGCCGAGGATCTCTCGCTGGCTTTGACGGTAGACTCCGGCCTGCAACGCATGGGCAAACAGTTCACCGTGGGCTACGTTGCCGATCGTTACGATCGGCCGCTGGCCACCGGCGAAACTCCGGACCAGGTGCTGGTGCCCAACGTCAACGCGCCGCCGGTGGCGCTGCGCGATACGTCGAGCGCCAGCTTTGCCGAGCGCCAGGCCGAAGCCGCCGTGCTGCACGAGATGGCGCAGTACGACAAGCTCTTCGCACAACTGCAGGGCGAGGCGAAGGGCATCTTCGCCTCGCGCGTAAAGCAGATCGCCGACTCGGCCGTACCGCCGAAGGAATAGTACTCGGGGCCTGGGAAACATACGATGCGGGAATTTCTTCGAGCAAAATGCGAAGGCGCGCTGATCATCTGCGGTTCGTGTGGAAAGAGGTGCGCCGATGAGGTTCCGCCCGATTACAGAGCGCCTAACGAATGCCGCTGCACGGTCTTGATCGGAAGGAAATCGGCTGATCCCCGTTCCCTGATCCCTATCCCCTCGGCGCCGGAGGCGTCGTAGCATGGGCTTCGGTCTGAATACGCGCGAACACGCGGCGCAGGCGCGTCTTGGCGATCTGCTGGCCCATCACCTGGCCGCGTCCAACCTGCTCGGCCGGCTGCATATCGCCAAGGTCGCGCTCAAGAAGACGGGGCGCCCCGTGCGCCTGGTGACGGCGCTCAACCATACGCGCAACTTCGCTGAAGACAATTCCGACAGCCAGGGCAGCACGCTCAGCGTGGGTTTCAGCTTCGACGTTCCCAACACGGGCGCGATCGATTATCTGCGCAACCTGACGCCGGTCACGCGTCACGTCTTCGACGGCCTGCTCAACCAGTACCGCAACGACGCTTTTACCGTCGCCGGCGCGAGCGATCAGAATTTGATCGCCAAGATCCGCGACGCGCTGAGCGACGTGCTCGCCAAGGGAGGCACGCCCGCGAGCTTCCGCAAAGAGGTTGACGAGCTGTGCACCGAGGCCGGCGTCGAGAAGCTCGCGGCCTTCGAACTCGATACCATTTTCCAGACCAACATCGGCAAAGCGTATTCCGCCGGGCGGCTTGAGCAGTTGCAGGAGCCTGGTCTGATGGAAGCGTTGCCTTATTGGCAGTACTGGACCGCCGGAGATTTGCGCGTGCGGCCGGCTCACACCGCGCTCGACGGCTTCTGCGCGCGCGCCGTGGATCCGGTATGGCTCAGGATTTATCCGCCCAACGGCTACAACTGCCGCTGCTCTGTCATTCCCGTTATGCCCGAAGATGCGCCGCCAGGCAGCGGCGAAGGCGGCATAGAGCGCCTGCCGGTGATGGCCGCCTTCGCGCGTCCGCCGGGCTGGAACGGTCTGCGCTGGTGAGAATCTGTTTCCTCTTTTTACGTTGTTTCCTCTACCGCACAACCCCGCGCATCGGGCCGCTAGATTGGACGTTATGGCGAAGGAACTCACGAAGACAGTAGACGGCGCTCCGTTGACCGCCGACAAGTTTGCCGCCGTGGGCGACCCTTCGAATATCGACACCTGGCATCTTCCGCTCGACACGCACAAGCATGTGAATTCCGCGCTCGACATGTATGCGCACACCGATTTGCCGTCGAGCCTGAAGGCTCCGGCCGCGCGCAAGATTGTGGCCCGCGCCAAGGAAGAGGGCCTGGACACCACCGACTTCGTCAAGAACCATCTCTCTTCGCAGACCCACGGCGAAGCGCCCAGGCCGTGGATCGAGATTTTTCGGGCCGGCGATTACTCGAAAGCCGGCAAGGGCACGATCACGCCCGACGATCTGCATCGCGTCGCCAGAGCCTACGATCCCACCTATCACGAAGCGCCGGAGACATTGGGACATCGCTCCGACGATCAGCCGGCGTTTGGGTGGATCGATGGGTTGATGGTGGACGGCGACAAGCTGCTGGCGCGCGAGCGGCAGGTTGACCCCAAGTTCGCCGAAGCTCGCAAGGCGGGCAAATTCAAGAAACGTTCGGCCGCGTTCTACACGGACGAAAATGGCCAGGTCACCGGGTTGCGGCATCTGGCATGGCTGGGCGCCGGGATTCCGGAAGTCAAAGGATTGCAAGACGTCAATTTCGACGATCACGGATCGAAGTTCATCATGGTGGACTTCGGGGAGGAAGAAGCTGTGGCACAGGAAACCAAAACCGTAGCTGAGCAGATCAAGGCCTACTTCGCCGAGTTGTTTGGCGGCAACGCGCAGCCCGCGACCTTTAGCGAAGCCGATGTAACGCGCATCGCCACCGAGGCGGCCACGGCCGCGGCTGCGCCGCTGCAACAGAAAATCGCCACTCTCGAAACCGACCTGACGGCGCAGAAGACCCAGTTCGCCGAGCGCGAGCGGGCTCTGGCCGGCGGCGCGACGAAGCTGAAGGCCGAGCAGGCCGTGACCAAGCTCAAGGGCGCAGGCAAGTGGATTCCCGCATTCGACAAGGCCGGCGTGCCGGTTCTTTTCGACGAGCTGGCCAAGCTCACCGTCACCGTCGAGTTCGGCGAGGGCGCGGAGAAAAAGCCCACTGCCCCGTTCGACATGCTGCTCAACTTTCTCGAAGGCTTGCCCAAAATCGTTCCCGGCGGCCGGCTGGTTGAGGGCGCGCCTCGCGCCGCGGGCGGCCCATCGACCGGCGATCCGCTCACCGACTTAGCCAAGACGCGGCAGAAGGAAAAGAACATCAGCTTCAGCGAAGCTCTGGATCAAGTTGTTGCCGAGCAGCCGGAACTGGCCACGGCCGGACGCTCCACTGCCGGCGCTATCTAAGAGCCCGTCACTCAGGCATATCTGCCTGAGTAAGATGGAGCGGCATTTTAGGGCACTGGCCGAGCAGCCGCTATTCGCTCGGCACACTTTGAACGCGAGCCCAAGGAGGGCACATGCCGAACATCAGTACCGAAACCAAAGGCCCCAAGGGCGTGCAGATCAAGGAGAGCCTGATCCCCGCGGCCACTTCCGGCTTTACGCGCGGCCTGGCTGTCACCTACGGCGCCGACTGCAACCATGCCGCCGTCGCAACGGCCGCTGCCACCGCCTGCATCGGCCTGATCGAAGAGGATGCGGTCTCCACCACCGAGGCTGTCGCCATCATTGAGTTCGGGCAGTCTGTCGCAGTCATCGGCGCGTCCGTTACCGCCGGCGAATCGCTGACCTGCAACGCTGCCGGGCAACTGGTGCCGGCGACTTCGGGGCAGCCCGTCGTCGCCATCGCGCTCGAACCGAGTTCCACCGCCGGCGATTACATCGCCGTTTTCGTCGTGGGCATCACCGGCCAGGGCTTCAGCTCCGGCAACAGCGCGGTCAATCACGTTACGGCAGCCGGCGCCATTCCGGTGGTCAGCGGCACAGTGGGCCTGGGCAGCGGCGCCGCGCTGGCTATGACGCTGGCTACGCCAACCCTCGCGCAAGACGGTACGACCATCACCGTCGTTGCCGAGACCGCGCACGCCCACACGATCAAGACTGCGGCAAACATTATCCAGGGCAACGGCGACACCGTTACCTTTGCAGCCATCGGCGACATCGTGCAGCTTCGCGCCGTGGGCCAAAAGTGGATGATCATGAGCATCGGCGGACCTACGCCGGCGGCTCTCACCGAAGTGTAATTACCCTCGACGGCGCGGCCCAGGTGACCGCGCCATTGAGATGCAAGCGTAAAAGGATTCGACCCGCGAACGCGGCCAGGAGGAAATTGAATGGGCGGCTATGTAGGAACGATGCCGGTTGGGGCTCTCAATGTGGCGTTGTCGAACTACTCCAAGGAGTTCCGCAACAACGCTCTCGTGGGTGAAATGTTTGCGCCGCGCGTACCCGTGGCGCGGCAGTCATTCCAATACGTCGTCTGGAATCGCGACGACTTCAAGCTGCCCGGCACAACCCTGCGCGCGCCCGGCGACGAGCCGCAGACGGTACGGCGCAGCTATTCCGTGGCACCGTACATGGCTCAGTCGCATGCGCTGCAGGGCGACGTGGCCTTCGAAAGCGAGAGCTACGGCCTGGGCCTGGGCTTCTCTACGCGCAAGCAACTCACCAAGCAGCTCATCGCGCAGATCAATCTCGATCGCGAGGTTGCGATCGCGAAGCTGCTGCTGAGCACAGCCAACTTCCCGAACTATACGGATCTCACGTCCGAATCCAACAATCAGTGGGACGTATATCCGTCAGTGCCCGAAACTGGCACCGATGGATCGCATCCGATCAAGCAGGTCGAGGCGCTCAAGGCCATTCTGCGCCAAGCCGGCGTTCAGGATAGCGACATGGCGCTGCTGCTCAGCGACCCGGTTGTGGTGGCGCTGCAGAATCATCCCGACATCGTGAACCGCTTCAAGTACACGATGCCCGGCTCTATCTCGCTCGACCAGCTCAGCCAGGTCTTCCGCGTCAAATGCGTGCAGGCCTCGGCTCTGGTGCTCTCGCGCAACAATACCGCTTCGTGGGTGTGGGGCAGCAGTGCGTTCCTGGGCTACGCACAGGCGGCTCCCACGCAGGAAGATATCTCCTGCGCCAAGACCTTCGTGTGGACGGGCGGCACGGACGGCGAGGCCGGCGCGATCGCCGGGCCTCCTTCCACGGTCGACGGTTACGGGGTGCTCGAATGGATTGATCCACACCTGGCCAAGAAGAAGTACTGGCAGTCGGTGGACTGGTATTACGATCTGCGCGCAACGGCGACGGAGACCGGCATCCCGATCCTCAACTGCCTGAGCATCGCGCCCACCATGGGCGCCATCCCCTCCAACGTAGAGGGCTAACGTTCCACGGGGAACATAGGAACACAAGAGGCGCGCCAGGTGCGCGCCTTTTGTGAATCGAAAGCAAGCGAACGGGGAGAATCGACATGGCAGCAAATAAGGCTCCGGCTGCACCTGCCTACAAGGTGCTCGCGAATTTCCAATTCAAGCACGGCATCTACACGATCGGCCAGGAACTCGATTTTTCCAAGGCAGACGCGCAGATCCTGCTCGGTCGCGGCGTCATCAAGCTCAACACGGAAGGCAAGTAAACGGTGGCCTACGCGACCCAAGCCGACCTGGTCCCCGTCCGCATGACGGCGAAGGACCTGACCGAGCTGACCGACGACGACAACACGGGCGAGATCAACACTTCGCTCGTGTCGGCCGTTCTCGAAGAAGCTTCGGGGCGCGTTGAAAGCTATTGCCGCGGACGCTACATCACGCCGCTGCAACCTTCCGACGATGTCAAATCTTTAACCCTCGACATCGGCGTTTACCTGCTCTTCTCGCGCCGCCGCGAGACCAACGTAGGCGAAACGGTGAAGACGCGTTTCGACCAGGCTATCGCGTTTCTCAAAGACATCGCGTCCGCCAAGGCTTCGCTCGATCAGCCGGTCTCGAATCAGCCGCAGACCTCGCTGAGCGGCCCGCAGATCTCTGAGAAAGATCGCCGGCTGCGTTTCGGCGATCGCAACATCGAAGGCTTCGTATGACGGTTTCAGTCCAGGTCGACGATTTGGGCGCCACGGTTGCGCTGGGCAAGTTCCGGCTGAACCTCGCGCAGAATGAGGAGCTGATGCGCGACCTCGGCGGCGTCATGCTGCCGTCGATCGCCAAGACCTTCCGCGAAGAAGGCTCGCCTGCCGGATCCTGGATGCCGCTGGCGCCCTCGACCATCCGCAGCTACGGCAAGAAGGCCGCGGGCCACAAGCTGCTGATGATGAGCGGCCGGCTCTTCCGCTCCATCCGGTTCACCGCTTCGCCGGGCCAGGTGGTCATTGGTCCCAGCGCGGACGTGAAATATGCGGCCGTGCATCAGTTTGGCTCCGCCGATCGCGGCTCGAGCTTCGGCCCTCGTACCGAGAAGATGGAAAAGGCGCTGGTCGAAGTGAAAGAGCACAGCTATACGCGGCTGCAGAACGCGCTGGGCACGCGCAAGCACCAGATGACGGCAAAGAGCGGGCGCAGCTACCTCGTCAACCGCCGCGTCGCCGGGCCGCGCAATCAGCTACGCATCAGCATCGGTGGCCACACGCGCCACCAGAACATTCCGGCGCGGCCGTACCTGGTCTTCAGGCCCGAGGATCCGGAGCGGCTTCAGCAGGTCGCCGATCAATTCGTTGTGCGCGCGGCCGAAGCCGCGGGGTTGGAGGTCCAGCAATGAGCGGGTCTCCGAGCCAGTTTCAGATTTCGCAGGTCGAGGTCGCGCTGATCGCGCTTTTGAAGACCGTGATGCCCGCGGCCTACGGCACCGTGGAAGCGCCGATCAACGTCGACGTGAACTCGCTCGGCGACAAGGATTTCGACGCCGAAGGCCAACTGGTGCTCAAGCCGCCGTCGATCCGCGTGCGCTTCGATCGCACCAGGCGCGATCCGCTGCGCGACAATCAGCGGCTGAGCTACCAGGCCAAGCACAGCTTCGACATTCTCTGTTACGAATCGAGCCTGCGCGGAAAAGCCGACGAACGCAGGCAGACGCTGGCACTCACGCAGATCGTAGAAAACCAACTCGCCGGCGCGCGTCTCGCGCTTGCCGACGGCACCAGCTCCATGCCGTGCTCGCTGGGCAGCACCTATCTGGTCGCGGAGTCTTCCGGCTCCGTCGATCAGTTGTTTTGTTTGGAAGTCATCGTCGAGGGCATTCAACAGTACGACGGCCCCAACGCGAGGTTCGGATCATGATCACGGCCGCTTCCGATTTCGTCCAAGTGCAGCTCAGCGCGGCCGGCGTCGCGTTCGCCGGCGCCGGCGGCAGCGTGCGCATATGCAACAGCAGCTTCGATTACACCTTCGCCCAGGGCGTCCCGGTTCGGGTGCTCACCAGCGAATGGCGAAAAGTTCTCTCCCTCAGAAGCCACCAAGGCGCGGCCATTCTTGAAACGATTGCCGAGCCCGAACAAAAAGCAGAAGCCGAGGTGAAGTAATGGGCGGTCCTTACAACTTTGAGTCTCAGTGGAAAACAGCTCGAAACCTGGTGCTGAGCCCGAACAAGCAGCTCGCCTGGAACACCGCGCTGGCCGACATCAAGCTCACGCAGCGCCAGCGTTTCGACGGCGCAGCCATCCTTGAACGCACCATCACCCGGCGCTCCGACATCATGTACGCCGGCAAGGGCACCGCCTTCGCCACTAACGGGCAGATCACCAGCTATGATACGAAGTTCAGCGGATTCAAGGCTGAGCTTTCGCCCTGGCTGGCAGGCTACATCTTCGCGCTGCTCATGGGCAGCGACACGGTGACCGGAGTCGTCTCGCCCTACACGCACACGTTCACGTTCGACGAGTCGACGCGCACCGCCGTTCCCACCACCCTCTACGTCGAAGACACCGAGGACGTGCACAACAAGTATTGCGACATGTGCATGGACGATCTCACGTTGACCATCGGTGAGATCGGCGCCATCATGGCCGAGTTCAGCATGGTAGGCACGGGCTACCTGACCGCCGAAACCATCGCGGCCATGCCCGCACTGCCCACCGAGAGCTACCTGCTCGGCTCCGACGCGTCCCTTTCATTCGGCCCGGTCGGCTCGCCGGTTCCCTTTATTGGCCGCCACATGAGCACCACGCTCAAGCTGCAGAACCAGCTCCAGGTTCACAAGGCGCCGGGCGGCGGCCTCTACGGGATCTTCGTCCGCAAGGGCGCGCCCAAGTTCTCGCTGGCCACCACCTTCGCCGCCAAGGATGTCGACGACATCTACACGCTCTTCACCAACGACACCGCCTCCGATTACGCGCTCACCGTGAACTCGGGAGCCGCGAATCAGATGACCGTCACCATTCCCGCCATGCACCTGAAAACCACGAAGCTCGGCTTCGACGGCGATATGACGGTGTGGCAGGTTGAAAACGACGAGACCACCAACTACCAGGCCGCGGGCACGCCGCCCATCACCGTGACGGTGACCAACGCGGTCGCCGCTTACCTTGTGGGCGCTTAACGAGTTTCTCTGGGGGGCGGTCTCCGGGTGGCCGCCCTTTTTTTATTCCGCAGTGCCCGCGCCACGACTCCGGCGCGGTTCGAGGTTTCACACGGCTGCCTGGAACCTCAATCTGTAAAAGGGTCCTTCACCCTTCGGCTTCGAAAACTCCAAATCAAAAACGAAAGAAGGACCCATGTCTGACGAAATATTGAAAGTTCAGCGTCCCGAGCCTTGGCCAGCCCCGCCAGCGGACGTTCATTCAATCGACCTGAAAGCGCCGCGCGTCGTCGCCATCGAAGATCGCGGCAAGCAATACCTGCTCACCGTCGGCCGCATCCTCAAAAAGCAGTGGCTGAAGTACTTCGAAGGCATCCTTTCGACCAGCGAGAACGAGAAGGGCGCGACCGTCAATCAATACGACAGCAGCACCGCCAGGCTTGAGCTGATCGAAAGCGCGCTGATCGACGCCCAGGGCTATCCGCTGCCCGAGGGCAAAAGCGCAATAACGCAGCTACCCGGCTGGCAGGCGCTGCTGCCGCTCTCGCACCGTCTGGGCGCGGCCAACGCGCTGGTTGCGGTAACGCGCAGTGAAGCTGCCGACGACGCGCCGATCGCCCTCGGCCGGGAATCTGTCTATCTCGACGCCGTATGGAGCGCGGATGCAACCGGTGTGATGCGCAAGTTCTCGAACCTGCGCCACGACTTCAAGACGCCCACGGCCGAGCAGCAGCGGCGCCTGGCGCGCGACAACGGCAGATCCAGGGTCGTCGGCGGCTCGCGCAAAGGAACGACGGTCTGGCTGGGCGCGCAGGCCACCATGGCCGAGCTTTACGACGAGCTGATCGTCGCCGTCGAGGGCTATTCGGTCGATGGCGCTGCGCTTGAGCAGAACATTCCGGAATGGATGGACACGTTCCACAAGGTAGCCGCGATCGACGTGCTGTTTGCGCCGGCCGCGCCCAAGGTCGAAGAGGATGTGGATTGATGTTTGGCGAGACAGCGAAGGCGTGCGCATGGCTCTCGAAGAGATCTTCGAGCAGGACTTTGCGCGCGCGCGTCTCAAGCGCGAAATGGAACAGGCAGACGACGAGACGGTTGCCAGGATGGAACTGCGGCTACCTGGGCGCACGCTGGCGCGGGGTTACTACCGCTTCGCCGATTATCTGCTTCGCCTCGATGCGCAAAGGCGCGCCGGCATTTCTTTCCAGCTTGCCGATCTGGCGGCCTTTGAAGTTGATGGACTGCTGGCGCTCGATCTCGCGCGTGGATGTTTTGAAGGGCGTCATCCGGTTTGCAGTGCATGCGGCGTTCGACAGCAGAATCGTTTTTCGGTTGAGTGCCATGCGTGCGGAACGAAGTGTCATCTGCGCAAGGCGTAGCACCAGGGATCAGGCGTCAGGGATCGGGGGTCAGTCGTGGGCGTAGAAACCAGCGCGGTACAGATCCGCATCGACGTAGTCGACGCCAACTCGGGCGCCGCGATCGCCGCTGTCGAGCAAAACGTCAAGAAGCTGGGCACGACCGCGGTTGCGTCGAGCCAGCAAATGAAGCAGGGTCTGGAAGCAGCGGGAGGCATGGCGCTCAGCGCGCGCGAAAAGACAAGGCTGCTCACTGAGGAGTTCGGCATTCGGATTCCCCGCGCCATGCAAACGCTCGTGGCGCAGAGCAAGCTGGCGCAAGCGGCTCTGGGCTCGCTCACCGGCGCGATGGTGGCGTTTGGTGCAGTGCAGATCGGCGGCATGGTCTTCGAAGCCGCATATCGAGGCGCTGAAAAACTTTGGGATCATTTTCAGGGACTGACTAAAGCCGCGCAAGACTACCAGACCGAGATCGAGAAAACTCAGCAGCAGGAGTTCGGCAACGCGCGATCTATTGAAACCACGCGGTTGCGCATCGACGACGCGACGGATTCCGCCAAGGACTTCATGCGGCAGGCTGAAGATGCGCGCAAGGTGACCGTGGGCTGGCGCGATGCGCTTAGCCTCGTGGTTCCTGGCGCAGGCGGTTTATGGCAGGCCTGGCATTCGCAGGGACAGGCGAACGATCTTGCCGCGCAAAGCGTGGCGGCGCAAAGACAGCGAGACCGTCTCGCGCAGCTCACTGAAGGCTCTCAGTATCACGAACAGCGCGTTGGCAATATCAACCTGCAGCATGCCGGCGATAGCGCGTTGAAGGGACAGCAGAAGATCACGGCGGAGTATCAGAAACGCCGCGACCTGGCCGCCGAGACGCGCCGCTATGAGAACGAGCAGGATCGCATCCACGGCAATCCGGTGGCCTCGAACTCCGGTGCAAGCAAGGAAGCATTGGCGGACTCCACAGCCCTAGCCGAAGCGCGCGCGCAGCAGACCGTGCTGGCGCGCCAGCAGGCTCAGGAGCTTATGCATCTGCGCGAGCAGGCGTTGGAGGCCGGACTCAAAGGCGAGGCGCTCTACAAGGCCCAGGAAGCCGCCGCGATCGAGGAACTGAAGTTCAAGGACATGGACAGCATGGTCGCGCGCAGCGCCATCCATGCCAGATATCACGCCGAAGAGCTGAAGCGCATCCAGGATGAGACGCGCGAAACGGAAAGGCTGGAACGCGCCGCCGCCCTGAGCGGCATGACCGGCATCGGCAGAACTCAGATGGAGGGCGCGAATCGAATCGCGGACATCAACGCCGACACGAGCCTCGATCCGGAGAACCGCGCTCGTCGCGTAGCCGCCGCACAGCGCGAAACCGATCAGCAAATCTCAGAAGAGCAGCGCACCTTTGCCGAGCAGGTCGATTCGATCGTCGAGCAGTCGGCCGACAAACAGGTCGGCGGCTTCGCACGCATCCGCGCCGAAGCTTCAAAGGCGGCGGCGGATCTGCAACGCCAGTTCGACAAAGCGCACGAACTGATGAATCTGAGCGCGCCTGGGGCCCAGGACGTTCTCGATCGCGACACAGCTCAACTCAGCCGAGGCCTGGGCGCAATCAATTCCGGCGCCGACTCTCAGACCGAGCAGCTCGCCAGGAAGAACTCCGAAGACACCGAGCGCATTGAAGCCGAGGCGCGCATCAAGCTGCTCGATTCTGAGAAGCAAAAGACGGCGGCCATCCAGGTCGAGTTAAATGAGCGGCTGCAGAAATATCGCGAAGAGCTTCAGCAGCAGGAGATTTCGGAAGACGACTTCAATCGCCGCTCCGTCGCTGCCCAGCAGCAAGCGCAGGCCGAGATGATCCAGGCCGCTACCGAGGCGCGAGAAAAGATGGCCGGCGAGTTCGACTCGCTGTTCAAGAGCCTCGATCATCCGATGCAGGCATTGAAGAGCCTTGGCGAAAAGGCTGCTGCCGAAGCGGCCGCTTCACTGGTGCAGCGGCTGCAGCAGCGCAGCCAGGGCAGCGCGGGCGCAAGCGGCGATAACGGCATGCCGCGTGGCTTGCTCTCCGACGTGCTCGGCGGCTTTGGGTTCGGCGGTCGCAAGAACGCGGCGCCCGGCGCGTCCCCCGTTCCCGGCTCTTCCGAACCTCCGCATGCAACAGACAAATCGCTCAGCGTGGCGCACGCAACCATCCAGGTTGGCAGCGCCAGCTTCTCGTTCGGCTCGGGCGGCGGCGCGGGCACGGCTGCTCCTGGCGCGTCGCCTGGCGGCGGAAGTACCGGCCTCTTCGCATCTGGAACCAGCGGCGCCAGCGGCGGCTTTGTATCGGGCGCGCCCAGCAGCTCCGGCGGCGGCGGCGAGATGTATGGCGGCAGCTCTTACGGCAGCGGCGATGTCGTTGGCGGTTATAGCGGAGGAACGGGCGGGGCGGCCGCGGGCGGCGGCGCAACGCCGGCAACCTTCGGGACGGCGGGAACCTACAATCCGCAGCAAGGCAACCGCGCCGGCGGCGTGATCAGCAATCTGCAACAGGGTTGGAACTTCTTCAATCAAGCCAAACGAACGTTTGGCGGGGGCTCGGGGTCGGGCGCGGGAAGCGATAACGGCTTGGCAGAGACGCAGGGATCACCGCTCGCTGGCACGCTCAATGCCGACGGCAGCTTCACCAGCGCTGGTTCGACAAATGGCGGCATGCTCGGCGGCGGCGGCTTCAAGGGCAACATCGGCGGCGCGATCTCGGGCGGCCTCGGCGTGTATTCGGCTGTCGAGGGCAATGGCGGCGTGGGCGGCGCGCTGGGCGGCGCTATGAGCGGCATGCAGCTCGGCATGGCCTTGGGCGGCCCGATCGGCGCGGCGATCGGCGCGGCCGCGGGCGCGGTGGTGGGCGCCATCGGTTTCGGCGGCCGCGAGAAAGCCCGCGTCTACGATCTGAAAAACGTTCGGCCGAGGATCACTTCCGACCAGGACTCCTATAACCAGGGCACCATGGCCTACAGCGACGTTTACCAGGATTTCCAGGGGCTTCAGACAAGTTCCTGGGCCGCGATTCGTTCTCTGGGGCCGAGCGCGATGGGCTATTGGAACGACACCATCAAGCCCGAGATCCAGCAGGCGCAGGCCAAGCTCACCGCCGAGCAGCGCGCCGGGCGCAGCATGTACACGTCCCAGGGCGCGCAGTACGCCACCGGCGCCGACTATGTTCCCAGAACAGAAAACGCTCTGGTTCACCGAGGCGAGCGCATCTTCGACACCGACCAAAACGAGCGCATCACGCGGGCCATCACCGGCGACGGCGCGAGGATGCCTGCGCAGGGGCAATCGATGGGCGATGTGCATCTTCACGTCCACGCCATCGACGCCAAGGGCGTTGAAGCCTTCCTTGGCAAATACAAGCACAACATCCGCTCGGCGGTGAACGACAGCTACGCCGAGAACTCCGGAGGGGGACTCTGATGCCCGCGTCCGACATCCTCAACCCTACGACGACGTGGCAAAGCGACATTCAGGATTCAATGACGCCGAACTACGGCTTCACGCGCAAGCGCACCGCGACCAGGCTCACCAAGAAAGCCGTCGGCGGAACGCCCTGGACGCGCGAGACGCAAAACACCGGGCACGTCTTCAACTTCAGTTGGATCGCGCGAAGCTGGGCTTGCGTGCAACGGCTAAAACGGTACTACGAGCAATACGAAGACGGCTTCTTCACCATCGTCGATTGGGACGGCGGCGGCCGGCAATACGTCGGCCGCTTCACCACAGAAGTGGTTCCCGTTGAGACGGGCAACGGCATGTGGGACGTGCAGAACGTCACCTTCGAAGAAATTCCGCAGCAGGCCATGGTCGAGTATCCCAGCGACTGGGCCGGCGATGCGATCGCGTTTTTTGTGGCCAACGATTTCGGAGAGCAGAAGCTGGCCACCAGCGGCGCGTGGGCGCAGGCGGCGCGTTATTCCGTCGCGCCCAGCCAGGGCACCGTTCACGTTCCTCTGTCCACCGTTGGCACCCCCTACACCAGCATGGACGATCCTGGTACCGCCGGCGACTGGGCGACGTACGAGTACCGCGGCTACGGGTTCAGGCTTTATTTGCTCATGGGTCCGGAGTTCGGCCAGTGCCAGGTCGCGGTCGACGGCGTGGTGCTGGCCACTCTCGATCTCTTCTCCGAAATCGAGATGGGGCCGCAGCTCGTCTACACCAATCAGAATCTGCCGCTCGACATTCACGACGTTCAGGTGGTTTGCCTGGGCACGCACGCCGGGGCAGCAACCGGCAACAACATTAGTTGGTATGCGATCGAGGTGATGCGGTGATCGCGTATCCTCCTTCGCTGAAAGCCGTTGGCGGCGCGCGCACCGGCGTCGCGCCCGCTCACTTGCTCGACGTGCAGGATGTGAACGGAAATCTCTACTACTGGTCGGACAGATCGCATGTGGTCGCGCCCGTTCGCATCACCGGAGTTCCGCCCGGCGTGACGCCGCCGATCGCGGTTCCGGCCAATTCCAGCGTTGCCTGGGCGCTTCCCCGGAGCTGCGCGCTTTCCGGCGTTGCGCCGCCGGCATTGAACGGCTACTTTGCGCAGACGCCGCAAGGATATGTCGAGAACGCCTTTCTGCAACTGCGTGGCACAGGCACCCTAGCCATTGCGTTCACCAATTTCGCGCCGCCCGCGCTTCCTGTGAATGCCGTCGTCAACTCCATCGTTCCGGTAATGCTTGCTGTGGGCACCGACAAAGCGCAAGCCGGCGCGCCCGTCACCGGCAACTGCGGTCTCACCGCCTCAGGCAATTTCAGCGGAGAATATTTCGCCGCTTCGCTTTGCTCTTCCGGCACTTCGCAGAGCGCCGCGGCCACGCTCTTGGCGGCCGCCTCAATCACCGCACAGATCGCCGACACCACGCCCGACGATGTAAATTATCAGGACCTCACCATCGCCTTCGCCGGCTTCGCCGTTTACTATTCGATCGCGAGCGGCCTCTCCGATGCGCTTCCCGCCTACGCGCGTCACGTACCCAGCATCTACCAGCCCTGGAACCTGTCGATCGGCGCCGCGTCGCCCTATCTGCCCTGGCTCGTCTCGGTGCCTCAGTTCACCTTTCATCGTTCGCTGATCACCGACATGGGGTCGTTCACCATCCAAAACCTCAGCGGCGACACGCTGAGCCGCGACTTCGAGAAGATCGCGCGGCGTTCAGCGCTTGAAGGCGCGCTGTTTGTTTACAGGCTGTGGCAGGCGGACGCGCAGGCCGCGTGGCTCGAAGTTCACGGCACGCTTACCGTCGACGATGTCGGCGTCGACACGGTGCAGCTCAAGGGCATGCAACTCCTCAATCCATCGCAGGAAGATACGCCGCTTGAGAACTATTCGGAGACCTGCCAACTGCAATGGGGCGGCCGCCGCTGCGGGGCCACCGGATCCACCGAGTGCAGCTACAGCTTCGCGACCTGCCAGGTGGTTGAGCGAATCATGGTGGCGATGAACAATTACGAGAAAAACTACGGCGAGACCGCCGCAAACACAGCGCAGAACGTGATCAATCGGAGGCGGGTGATCTGATGTCGAATGCCGCCACAACCCAGACCAGCTCCGCCAGCGATACCACCGGAACTCCGATCGCGCTGGGCTACGGCTACGTTTGGGCAACGGGCAAGCGGCATGCTTATTATCAGTTGCTGAACACCGGCGACCAGGTTGGGGACTATTGGCGCGTGGGCATCTGGCTGCTCGGGCACGGCGAATGGGACGGCCCCATCGAACTGTGGATCAACGACAAGCTGACCTGGCGCGCGAATGTGGCCGCGCCCCCGCCCAACTTCAAGCAAGTCGGCTCTCCCATTCCCTGGTGGCAAGCTCTCGATGGAGGTCCCGCATTTGCTTTCAACTTCCATCGCGGCTCCGACGCAATCATCGGCTCGGGGCTGAGCACGCCTTCATCGAGCGGCCCAGACCAAGGCACCGATATTTTGTGGCCGCTGTTTCCACCGGCCATCCAGGTGCTCGATTTTTCGCGCATCGCCTACTACTCTCTTTATCGCAAGCAGCCCGTCGAAAACCAGACCAACACGCACCAGAACGATCCTTCGCAGTGGACCGACATCGCGCCCATCGGCCTGTGGCGCGCGCTGCGTTGCCGCCTCTTCGACGATCAGGGCAATCAGACCGGTTATGCCTTCACCACCAATCCGGCGTGGCACTTCGTCGACGTGCTGTTGCGCCGCAAGATCTTCCCAGACTTTGGAATCGACCTGGTCAACGGGCCTGATCCGCTCCCCGCTGCCGTCGCGAATCGCTTCGATTGGGGATCGATCTACACCGCCGCCATCTACTTCGATGAGTTCCTTGCAAACGGGCGCAGGCGCTTCGAAGGCAACTACGCGTTCGCTCAGCAAACGAGCCTGCAATCCGTGCTCGAACAGATCCTGCTGAATTGCCGCAGTTTTCAGTCCGAGTACGAGGGCAAGATCGGGCTGCATTGCGATATGCCGCGGTCGAGCGTGTTCACCTTCAGCCGCGCTCACGTTCTGCCCGGCTCGTGGAACGCAAGCGACCAGGTGCTCTCGAAGAGCGCCAATCGCTACATAGCGAAGTTCCGCGATCTGCTCGTGCCCCAGTGCTCGCAGATTCAGTCGATTGTCGGCTGGCAGGTGACAACCCAGGAGCCGCATCCATTCGAGAATGGCGACTGGATCGCGATCGGTGGCACCAGCTCACCGTACGACGGCCAGTGGGAGATCCTGTCGGTGCCCGACGTAATCGACGCCGGCCAGGCCGACGAGGTCGATCCCACCACGTTCGTGCTTGTCGAAAACGGCCAGAATGCGCCGGTAAACGTAGGCGCGGTCGGCGGCTGCGGACTTCTTTATTCGCGCTTTAAGGAGCGCGCCCCGGAGTTCTGGCACAAAAACAATATGCTGGCGCGCGGCAACGTTGGCCTGGGCATTCCGCGTCAACGCGAAAAGATCAAGCAGACGGTGGAGTTGGCGACGATGACATGGGACCAGGCCAGCCGGTTGACCATGTACGAGCGCGACCGGCTGCTGGGGCTCGATCAAGCGCCTTACGTCACGCCGCCTCGCGTCAAGCTGCGCACGTCGATGTTTGCCGTGGACGCTTACGGAAACCTCGCCTGCGCCGTCGCTCCCGGCGATCGCGTCACCATCGACACGACTTCCAACTTCCAGTACGCGGGCGATTACGAAGTTCTGGAGCCGCTGATCAAGGTCCCGCCCACTTGCGCCGCGGCCGCCGCGGCCGGTTCCATTGCGCTCACCCCCAGCGAAAACAGCGGAGAGATCGAATTCAATCTC